TAGAAACTTTATCACTCAGTTCATCACACGTAAACACTAAAGTCACGTTAAGAATAGAACCATTACATTTCTTGCACAAAGAATCATGCATATCAACAGCCACCCAATCGTGACTGTTCAGATTCTTACGTGCAGTGTCAATGTCAACGTTGAGTCTACCACTCATTGTCGTCTTCTTGTTCTTTTGGTTTAGGATAATTCCACTCGTGTTCTTTCTGTTTAAGTACTTCACGTAGTCTTTTGTTTTCAGCAGCCAACATTACATAACGATTAATATTACTTGTTGGTTGCAATCCATGCTCACGTAACAAGTCCCAATAAATTTCTTGATACTCATCAATGTGCCTGTTCTTAATTGTATGTGCTGCCCTGGTTGCAAGACTGCATCTTAACCTAGCAATCTTCTTAGCATCAGTTAATTGTTTACTCATTTACATCTCTTATATCTGATTAACAATTCTTGTCTGAAATGTGCCCACTGTTCATCATTCAAACTACGAACAATATCCATAGAAGCAGCAAGCAACTCAGAAGCGTCTTCTTTACCCCACTTCTTGTCGCCATCCCAATCAGCCTTAGCCTGCACATTATCAACAACATTGCACGTAAAATAGAAAGCAATGTTCTTCAATTCGTGCGGCAATATTTTTAACTCTAATGTTCCACTCATACCATTACCTCCGAAAGAATAGTTCCATCATCACTAATAGTTCTTAAAATCCTAGGTGGTTCTTCACCACATGGATAATGAGAAGCCTTATGCGTAGACCTAGAATCACAATCCACACATCTAATATCACCATCATCAGCAGCCCAATGATGCGTATAATAATTCAACATAGCCTGAGCCTGATTCTCTGGTGTATCCAAAGGAAAAGACTTAGGAACATTAATAACATGAGTCATCGTGCTGCATCCATTTCTGCTTGACCAATCTCACGCCACTCTTCCTGTTTGATAGTCATAATCTCATCAATACGAGCAGCAATTAACATTGATGCACGAGCCAGTTGCAAACCAGCCAAACCAAGACACGCATCAATATCACCAACACCGTAGTCAGTATCCAAATCAGCAGACCACAACGGAGTCTCATCCATCAACGCCGACATCTGGTCAACCTTACTACGAATAGTAGACAACAATATGTACTCTTTATCTAAACTCATTTACCTCTCCTTTTAAATAGTTTCGGACCTTTCACATACATAGTACCAAAAAACACTGTCGCAAAATATGCAAACGCAATCAAGCCATCAACATATCTAGTAGCCATGTACATCCTCTCTGTGTGAACCAGCCTTTCCGTAGGAAAAAAGGCTGGTGAACTTCTTGCCGTCCATGCCATACATAAGGGCGGAGTTTGTGTTGGGCAAACCTTGTAAACCAATGGAACCCATAACTTGGTGATATAACATTGTTAACCTTTCTGGCGATAGCGCCGACTGAGCCATGCCCACTCGTTGGGCTGGCGAAGGAGGCAACGGATTTTTTTTAAAAAAACAAAACTAGCAAGGCTGACCGAAGCCAGCCCTGCTAGTTTGTGTTGGACTACTTACCTAGATTGCACCAACTGCAATCTGTGTATTTATTTACTTGCAATCTGCAAGAATCACATACTTTCATGCTGGGATTGGTAGCGTAAGCGTGAACCAAGTCCCAGCCAGTATGTAGATTCATAAGATTAGATACATGGAATCTGTCTGTGATTTCAGTCCAAGGTTCTATGTATCTAGTATCGTTGTTCCATTCACGAGTTAAACCTGAAGCGACATCAAGAATGTCAACAACAGGTTTGCCTTTGAGTTGGTTACTTTTAGGCATTGGAATAAGTCCATAACCAGTGTTAACCATGCTAGGCATAGACTCTGGTTCGGAATTAAACTGTGGTTCTTCGATATATACGCTTTCAAGAATCTCACCCTCGGTGTCGCGAGTTTCAACTCGCACACCGCGTGAGGTCTTGAAGACACCCAACAATTCAGATTCTGATTGGTTTGTGTTGAGTAACATGTGTATTTCTCCTTTTCTTTATAATCACCGATTTGGTAATTATAAAGCCAAATCCAATCGGTTAGTCTAGACCTGTCAAATCACGCTTACGATTAAAACAATTTGATAACGCTTTTTGTTATCAAATCGTTGTAATCGTTCGATTTGACTGGCGTAGACTATACCGATTAGACTTGGCGGGTATGACTAGAGCCGTTTACATAACGCGGAATTTTGTTTACAAAATTACGCTGTATAACGGCGGAATAACGTTGCACAACCGATACCAGTCTGGAAGACTTAAGCCTACACGCGGCGAGCGTTTGCTGCGAGACGTGTAGGCTTAGCCCTAGTTAGATATGGTCACTGACTTCTATCGCTAATTGAAAATCAACGATATTACGGAAAGTACGAGGACTTTTATCTGAACCTTTGGCAACGCGTTCCATAACAGGTTCAAACACGATTTCCGCAAAATCTGCGACATATCGCACATCACCCTTCGCGTTCTTCAAAGGTTCAGCCAAACCATCCTCAACAACTTTACGCAAAGCATCAACAATCACAGGATTGTTAGAAGTCACATACTCGTAACCCATTTGCGTATAAGGAGTACCATTCTTAGACCACTTCTGAGTAGAACCATTAATAGAAATAGCCACACGATTATCTCCTGGAAAAGAAATCGCACCCTTAACTGCTGTAGCACTGAATGCCATATATCCTCTTTCTGCTTCTAAGGGAACTTCCCTCTTGGCACACTTGCCCAAGAGGAAGTTCTTAATCCCAAAGGCGAACGAATGCGAACACCGTGAGCGCACATGAGAGAGCCAGCAACAAGAGAACGCAAGTACAAACCGATGCACTTCTTGCCATCAGGTACCGATAAAGACAGGCGCACCCAAACCGTCAACCTGACTTCTGCCAGGGCAGCATAGTTATGGTTACATTGGGCAAGTCTGAGTATGCCACGCAGTGGCTGCGAGGACTTGCGTCTGCAAAAACCCTGCACCGCGTAGCGGTGGTCGCCGTAGGCGGCGGGGCTGCGAGCGTAGCGAGCAGACCCCAGGGTTTTTAACCGACGTGTGACTGTCGTATGTATAGGTTGTTTATATTTTTTTGTTACATATACAGGGGGGATATGTACGGTTTTGGTAACGTTTTGGTAACTTTTATAACATTTTGGTTAATTGTTGTCCGCTTTTGTTTTTTGGACGGATTAGTATATATATGAGGGGTCTTTTTGACCCCTCATCTGGTTACTGTTACGGTAACCATACGAGCCCCTCTAAGGGGGCTCGTCCGTATGGTTTTATTATTGTTACATTAGCGTATATTTTGTTGTTACATTGTTAGCGTTTATTTAATGCGGGGGCGTATAGGTTTATGGCTAAGTTTCAGTCTAATGCCCAGCATCCTTTGATTAAGGATACTGCTGAGGCTAAGGACAAGGTGCTTTCTTTCGTGAGAGAGGGCATTGGTGTTAAGCAGGCTATGTCTCTTGTTGGGCGTCAAGAGGGTACGTTGCGCCAATGGTTGTCTAGGGATGTTAAGTTTGCTTCTGCGTTAGAGGATGCTAAGGAAGAGGGCGCTACCAGGGATTTGGGTGGCGATAAGTTATCTCTTAATTTTGCTGATTTTTCAAAAAATTTTTTAAACAGTCAGGTGTTCCCTCATCAACAGAATTGGGTTGATGTGTTGGAGGGTCGTACGCCTTCTTGGTTGCATCCGTCTATGACGTATGAGCCTTCTGATGATAAGACTCGTTTGTTGATTAATGTGCCCCCTGAGCATGCTAAGTCGACTACGATTACTGTGAATTATTCGACGTATAAGATTTGCATGAATCCTGATGATACTCGGATTATTGTTATTTCTAAAACCCTGACTAAGGCTCAGGAGTTTGTTTATTCTATTAAGCAACGTTTGACGCATCCTATGTGGGCTAAGATGCAGGCTACTTATGCTCCTCCTGGTGGGTGGCGTGAAGATGCTGATTCTTGGAAAGCCAATGCGATTACGTTGTCTCGTAATTCTACTGAGAAGGACCCTACGGTTCAGGCTCTTGGTATTGGTGGTCAAGTGTATGGTGCCCGCGCTAACTTGATTATTTTGGATGACTGTGTCACTGGGGCTAATGCTCATGAGTGGGCTAAGCAACTTGAGTGGATTCAGAAGGAAGTTATTACTCGTTTAGATGACGAGGGTGTTCTTTTAGTTTTGGGTACACGTTTTGCGGCTAATGACCTTTATCGTGAGATTCGTAATCCTAAGCATTGGTCTAATGGTAGGTCGCCGTTTACTTATTTTGCTATGCCAGCAGTTTTAGAGTTTGGTGAAGATATTAAAGAGTGGGTTACTTTGTGGCCTAAGTCTGACCAAAAGTCTGGGACTAAGCAACCTGATGAGAATGGTTTGTATTCTAAGTGGGACGGTCCAGCCCTGTATCGTCGTCGCGGTGAGGTGACTCCTAGTACTTGGGCTTTGGTTTATCAGCAACAAGATATTCAGGAAGATTCTATTTTCCGCCCTGCTCTTGTTCAGGGTTCTATTGATGGTAGACGTAAGGTTGGCAATCTTAAATTTGGTGCCCCTGGTCATCCGTATGAGCGTGGTAACTATTACACCGTTATAGGTGTTGACCCTGCTATGACTGGTAACACTGCTGCTGTGTGTGTTGCTTTTGATAGGAACACTCATGAACGTTGGATTCTTGATGTGTGCAATATGGTTGACCCTAATCCTCAAAAAATTCGAAGTCTGTTTGAAGACTGGACTATCAAGTATCAACCTAATGAGTTGCGTATAGAAATTAACGCTCATCAAAAATCTTATGCTTTAGATACTGAACTTAACCAATGGCTTGGTTCTCGTGGTGTTCAGTTGAGACCTCATTTCACTGGTAAGAATAAGTGGGATGAATCTTTTGGTGTTGCGTCTATGGCCGCTTTGTTTGGTACTGAACGTGATGGCAGGTTTCAAAAAGATAATCTTATTAAACTTCCAAGTACTGAAGGCAATGAGCATGTTAAGGCTCTTGTTGAGCAGTTAATTACTTGGGACCCTAATGCTAAGAAGTCTCAGAAGACTGATTGTGTTATGGCTTTATGGTTTACAGAAATTCGTTTTAAAGAATTAATTCAACAATCAGGTTATGCGCAAAGTCATTCGTTTAACCGTTATGCAACAAAAGCAAATATTTCTCAACGTGGTGTTGTGAATTTAGATGAACTGGCTGCAGCGCAGCACAGTGAACAATATTTATAGGAGTTTGAATGGCACTAAGTGTGCAACAAATTGCGGATAAGGTTGAGGCGTTAAAGCGACGCAGTTCAGACCGTGATGTTCGCATGGCTAACGTTTTAAGTGTTCGCCGTGGTGAAATGTCTAGTGTGTTCCCTGACTTTTTCCCTGAATCAATGCCAGCCCCAATGATTGCTAACTTCATTGATGTTGCTGCACGTGACTTAGCAGAAGTACTTGCTCCTCTTCCTTCTTTTAATTGCACAACCGCTAATACAACTTCTGACCGCGCTAAGGCGCAGGCAGATAAACGCAGCATGATTGCGAACTTCTATGTTCAATCATCACGTCTGCAGACACAGATGTATACAGGGGCTGACTGGTTTCTTACATATGGCTTTTTGCCAATCGTTATAGAATTAGATGTTAAAGATAGTCAGCCCCGCATCCGTGTCGATAATCCTTTGGGTGCTTACCCAGAGTTTGACCGCTTTGGTCGTATAACTTCTTACTCACGCAGATATGTTAAAACTATTGCGGAGTTAGTTGCAGAGTTCCCAGAATACGAATCACAAATAATTGGACCACAAGGTCGCGAGAATACTGACATGTATTCATTATTAGAAATGATTCGTTATGAGGATGACGACCAAGTTGTTTTGTATGTTCCTCAAAGACAGAATTTAGTTTTAAAATACACACCTAATCCTTTAGGTGAAATGTTAGTACGTGTAGCAAGACGTCCAAGTATTGATGATGAACCACGTGGACAATTTGATGATGTTGTTTGGGTGCAACTAGCACGTGCACGTTTTTCTCTTCTTGCTTTAGAAGCAGCAGAGAAATCTGTTCAGGCTCCACTGGCATTGCCAAACGATGTTCAAGAATTAGCATTTGGTCCCGACGCAGTTTTGAGAAGTCAAAACCCTCAGCAAATTAGAAGAGTCGGTTTAGAATTACCAAACGCAGCGTTTACCGAACAAGCAGTGTTGCAGTCGGAAATGCGTTTGGGCGCTAGATATCCAGAAGGTCGCACAGGTAATATCGATGCCAGCATCATTACTGGACAAGGCGTCCAAGCGTTACTTGGTGCTTTTGATTCACAAATTAAAGCAAGCCAACAAATATTTGCGCAAACATTTGAAGACATTTTAAGTCTATGTTTACGCGTTGATGAAAAGATTTTCCCATTCGAAAAGAATGTTCGCGGATACAATGATGGTTCACCTTATGAACTTAAATACAATCCAACAAAAGATATTAAAGGTGATTACACTGTAGAAGTTCGCTACGGTCTAATGGCAGGTCTTGACCCATCTCGTGCATTAATATTCTCTTTGCAAGCATTAGGTGGAGAACTTGTTTCTAAAGAATTTGTAATGAGCGAACTACCATGGTCTGTTAACGTAAGTAAAGAACAAGAACGCATTGATATACAAAAGATGCGTGAAAATTTGAATCGTGCAGTTAATGCTGCTGCTGGTGCAATCCCTGAAATGATTGCAACAGGACAAGATGTTTCTACTATTTTAGGAAAGTTTGCTGACATCATTGACAAACGTCGTAATGGTGTAGCAATTGAAGATGCTGTTAAACAAGCATTTGAACCAGAAGCACCTACTCCAGCAGAGACTGCCCTTCCTTCACAGCAGGTTGTAGCACAACCGTCCCCTCCAAGTGCTCCCTCTGGTAGTCCTGCTGGAGCCACTCCTCCAGATTTAGCAGCAATTATGGGACAGATAGCGGGATAAAATGACAAAGCGCACACAACCTGATTATGTAAAGATGTTTCAGGATTCATTAAATGGCTTTGTACAAGATTTACATCCAATGGGTGGAATGGCAACAGCCGTTATAACAGTCGTTGAAATGATTGACTCTAACGGCAAATATTTTTTACATGTGTTAGATGACGCTAAGTCTCCAACTTGGAAACTTAAAGGAATGTTAGATGCAGCACATATTCAACTAGATGAAAAAGAATTTGATGAGGACGAAGACTAATGGCAATTAGAGAACAAGTATCAGGTCCTGGCAGTACTTCAAAAAGAACTGATTTAAATGTTTCTTCTCAACCAGCAAGATATATGGCTGGTGGCGGATATGGTGAAGGTCAAGAACTTATGGGTCTTCAACAAGGTGCAACTATGGCTGGTCCAACTCCAAGTATGAATGGTGCAACTAGACCTGCTGCTGCTGCTTTTGCTGCAACATCTCCAATTACTCAACTTACTGCACCAACTGAAAGACCAAATGAACCACAAACTGCTGGTATGCCTTTTGGTCCTGGAACAAATTTTATA